TCACGCCAGTAATCTTCAGCATTAGAGTATTGTCCTGGATCAACTTTTAAAGAAGAGAGTTGATCCCACTCTTTGTACCTAAAAAGCAACGAAGCTTTTAGGGAACAGAGTGTTCCGATATCCTCGAAAAGTCGCAGGATAGACTTTTCCGCGTGAAGCGGGAGAAAGTTCATGATGACTCACTAGGTGAGCAGCATCCAAGGAATCAACACTTACAAAACCACTTAAGTAAAACGTCAGGTAGAAGCCTGGACGCACCAATTGAAGCGGAAGAGGAAATGTGTCAAACAGGACACTGCGAGACTCAGGACCACCACCCAAAAGAGTGGTGGGGCCTTGAAGACGTATTCTTCAGGCGGGCGCATAGCCCACCGTCAGAGTTTCTTCGATCAGAGCGGCAGCAATCAAGTTGCCGATCTGAGCCCCGAATTCCTCGGCGTCAGCATCGGGCATATTGCCCGGGATGACAGCGGAGAAGTCGAAATTGGCCCGTGCCAGAATCTTCGTCGTACTGGTAGCCGAGTCGGTATACACCGATGGATACGTGAAATGCCCATCAACGCGCCGAGCCGTGTTATCCCCGTTATTACGGGAGGTAATCTTGAGCTCAGGACGCTGACCGGGATAACCCGTAGCCCCGTTGTTCCGCCAGACTGCCGGGGACTTGTCCCCGCCAGATGCGACGATGGCCGTGAAAGTCACGTCCGTGGAACCATCGTTTTTCTTGATGGTGATGTTGGCCATGGTTGGCATGTAACACTCCAATTGATTGCGGAGAAAGAGACCCTAGAGGGCTTATCTCCTAAGTTGCTGTAAAAGGAGAGATATCGCAGTGATACCCCTCACGGGTGAGAGCCCTACAAAAGGCCTCACTTCAAGAGACGGTCCAGGAATATTCAGACCGCGAGTTGCCTGCACATGCAGAAAATCTGCAGAATCGCCCCAATAATAGAGGCGACGTGACTGGCAAATGCCCAAGCTAGTTGCGTACTGATTCGAAAGCGAACAGCCCGCAAAATCGGTGTAGGAAGAGAGTACTTGACCTACATTCGAAAACCAGTCTACCACGAAGGAGAATGGTACTAGCTCCCAAGCGACTGAAGCCGGGTTGACAAGACCCAACTGAGACGCGAGGTGCAGATTCGGATTGTCGACGGAAAGGGCGGCCCCAAGCCGAGTCTTTACAGACTCAGTAGTGGAGTACCCAGACACGGACCAAGCCGGAATCGGTGGTACGAATGTATCACCGACAGCTGAACCTCTACCCGAAATTGGCCGTTTACCGGGCAAATGCGGGTTAAGAAAGGTGTCAACTGCTGCATGGATATCCTTTAACAGCGGCTCCCAACCGAAATGGTATTCGAGGAAGTTGTTTCCGAACGACTTAACTTTTGATACTCCTTTTGGGAATATCGAGAGTTTCAGCGTTCTGGCTGCTTCAAGGAATTTAGCTTTTCGGACATAACCGACGAATTGGCGAATTTGATTCGCACGATTTACGATCATGTCCAAAGACTGATTCTGCTCAGCTAGGTTAACGGCCCACATGGAGCTGTCCCCCAGTTTAGCAACAAGCGAAGCGTAGGCTTTGTTATAGCTACGGGTATATGCACTTGACTGAATGGCCAAGGCATCTCCCGCGCTATTAGCAGCGCCAGGCGTCGACTCGCGGACCAAAATCTTCCGAGTAGAACTCCAAGCACAAGGTATGTTATAGGGTTTCCCCTGACGATACCAAGTCCTCTGAGTATGTAAAACACGAGAGTGAATTACTTCTTCTTGGAAGGGTCCGAATACAGGTGCGACCATAGTTTACAACTTTCAAAGAAAGGAATAAACCGCACAAAATCCTTCGCGGGGGAAACCCCAACGAAGGTCAGTGCACCCCCTATTACATAGGGTACACCGACTAACTAGAGTCACCCCGCCGTAGGAACGGCGGGCTAGTTAGGGAGCATCTGCACGCACTAACCTAACAATAGTTTAGTTAGCGTGTTGCAGGGCAAACGGAGATAGCCGTGATTGGGGCTACTAGGACACCCGACCAAACTAACCTGGAGTCCAACCCAGGAAAGCTAAGAAGGGTACCGGTTATATCCCAATGAGCTAATTAC